CGTACTGTTCCTTCCCTTTTTAGGAAAGGCTGGGATCGCGGCTACTTTTCAGCAGCGTCCACGGCAGTGGTGAGTGCAAATTCCTGCAAAGAGCGGGGTCGTAGGCATTTTGGTGCCCTCCGCTCCTTTTTGGATCAGCGTGATTACCTTGATCAGGTTATGGGCGTGGAATCAAATTCCATGTTCACTCCTGAAGTTCGGTTTTCCACTGTCCTCTCTGCAGGTAAAGTACGCCCACTTACCATCTGCCATTCGTCATTCGAGATCCTTCGTCCTCTTCATAAGACCATGTACAATTACTTGTCTTCCATGCCTTGGTGCCTTCGTGGCCCCCCGACTGCTGATAAGTTTTCTGGTCTTTTGGGCGGCTCTGGGGATTTCCTTTCTGTAGTTTTCGATAATGATACTTATAACTTGTCTCCGCTTATAGCGGAGACAATTCTCTTATCTGCTTTTAGGAATTCCTCCTGTATTCCCGATTCTATCAAGCGGTCGGCTCTCCTTTCTCTTCGTCCAAACATCGATTACGGTACGTGTACCGTAACTCTCAGTATGGGCCAGATGATGGGGAGTTTGCTTAGTTTTCCTCTTTTGAACGTCCAGACGTTTCTTTTCTACCTTTGGTCAGAGAAGAAGCGCCTTTCTGGTTATCAACTGAGAAATTATTCTGGTTGCTTGATAAACGGTGATGATCTCGTTTGTCGGACGGACAATCCGGCGTCCTTCTTTGATGCTGCCTCTCGCACTCTTTCAATTATAAATAGGAAGAAGACCCAAGTTTCTTCCTCTTTCCTGAATATCAACTCCACTTTATTCAGGGTGAAAGATGGCAGCATCCGCTCTATTCCTTTCATCCGTCCCGCTCAACTTATTCGCGAGCTCCCTGTTTCGATCGGTTCTCAGGTTTTTGAAACTACTAGGTGGCTAACACCTGGCAGTACTCTTCACAAGAGGACCTTTCGTCACATGATGCAAAACGCGTCTAATGTTGTAAAGCACTACGGATGGACGTTCTTCAAGTCCGGTTTTTCTGGTCCGAAGCAGGCCGATTGGCTTCGTAGGAACTTGTCCTACGAGTCAGACGTCTACTCTCGTAACCTTGAACCACCGGTTCCTGAAGAACCCTCCCCTCTCT